ATAACTGCTGAGAGTAAGACACAAACTCAAGTTATCGCTCCAGCAGACTTCCAGACTTCTGTTTCTAGAGTTATTGAATTAGAGGTTCAACCAGAATTAAACATCAACTCTATTGTTTCTACGATCGAGGAGACAACTACAATATATGAAGTTGGAGCAGATGTTGTTTCCGTAACCGATTCAATTTCACGTATTGAAACTATTGTACTTGGAGAATTGCAGACAGTACAATCCGAATTCATAATATCTAGGAATCAGACAGAATTTCTCATAATTCCACCTCCAAGTGGTGTGGTTGATGGTTACGAAGAAAATATTTACATCAGTGATCCTTTGAAAACAAGATTAAATGGGTTTGTTGATCTTGATAATGATTATGGAGTTGTTAGAAGAAATCTGTCTGTAATTTACGTATCTAACAGTTTGTTTAACGCATCATCTGAATACATTGGTACTTATGCAAAGACAAATGCTGGTCCAACTATTGGCAATTGGAGTTACGTTTCTTATGATGATGGAACTGCTAATGTTTCCAATGTCACTATAGAACAGCTTGAATCATATTATCCAGCATTGACGCTTAGGGATTTTGTTGATAGAAAAAAATCTAGTTACACTTTGTCTGGAGCATATTTTAATTTAGCAAATCCTTCTATCCAAAGTCCAGTTACTATTAGTTCTTCTACTGGAACTATTGGTGGTGAAATAGTTGTTCAAAACACAGATTACTTCCCAGTTTCTGGATATCTATTTACATCTGGTGGAACTGTGATTGAATACACTGGTAAGACATCCACATCATTTACTGGATGCACACTAGTAAATGGATCAGATGCCATCACTTCTGGTGATGAAATTATTCCGTTTGCAATTTCCTGAATAACGGTATAAATATAAATAACTCAGGCACAAACACTACGTCGGAAAAAACCAATGGCTGCTATTATCTCTGATAAGTTTAGAATTTTTAATGCTAAACAATTTCTTGAATCTCTAACTGAAGGTGCTACGGATACTAGCGCCGAGCGTTCCAGAATGTATTTCTTTGTGGGTCGCCCACAACCCTGGAAAGCGTACTTAGAAGTTTATTCTAAGTCTGCGACTAACTTTACTGTTGGCAATGAAGTTTATGTCGGAACATATGGATCAACAGCGTTCCGTGCCACAGTTTCTGCCGTTTATGATAGTGCCCTCCTTCTAACCGACGTTTTTGGCAGCAACGGCGTTAATTCTGCTCCTCCTCTAGGCAGCACTCTAAAAGAGACAGCAAACGGTGGTGTTAGTGATACTGCAGCAACAGCAACCACTGGTGTCTATCGCTACGGTACTGAGGACGTTCCCCCTCTTCCTCTAGATAACCAGAGAGAAAAGATTTCTCTATACGACGAGATCATTGCTGCTAAGCGCATCACTGATTCATATGCAAGAACAGTTGTTCGTCGTTATAACTGGGATTTAGTTGCAAATCCCAAGTTTGACATGTGGAAGCCCGATTATTCTGCTACTCCTGGTGGTGGCGGTCAAGTTGGTAAGCAATCTGCAACTGGTGCAGATAGCATTTCCGATGCTAAGTTCTATGTAATGAATTCTGCATATGAAGTATTCAAGTGCCTCTATAATGGAGAGAATCCTTCAAATGCTACTGGACAGAATGCAACTGAAGAACCAATCACTACTGGTGGCAACTATGATGCTAGCACTGGTCTCTATACAGAAACTACTGGTGCTGGTTACATCTGGAAGCACATGTACACCATTCCAACTGACGATGTTCTGAAGTTCCTTTCTTCGGACTTCATGCCAATCGTTCTTCCATCACAACCTTCAAGAGTGTCAGTTGTTGGACTTGCAGTTGCTGGTGCTATTGATGTTGTTCTAATCGAAGCTCGTGGTAGCAATCTCCCTGCTTCCCAAACTCTTTATACTGCAATTAAGGGTGATGGAACTGGTGGCGTAATTGAGTTTATTACAGATGGTAGTGGAAGCATCACTTCTGCATCTGTTGTTGCTCGTGGTTCTGGATACACTTATGCCAATGTTCTTCTTGGAAATGGCAATCTATTCTCAAACCAAGCACTATCATCTGCCGTTACAACTGCAGCTGGAGCAACTGGAGCTCTAGAGGTTGTAATGCCTCCTCAAGGTGGTCACGGTTCAGATCACGAGACTGAACTAAATGGTAAGCGTGTTATGACGAATATTCGTCTAACTTATGCAGAAGGTTCTGGAGACTTCCCAGTTGATAACGATTTCCGTAGAATTGGAATCATTAAAGATCCATACAACTATGGAACAACAACGTATTCAACTGCAGATACTTTATCTGGTCTTCGCGCAGTTAAGATCACAGGAGCATCTGCAGACTTCATTCCAGATGAAACAATTCAACAGACTGTAACTGGTGGTACTGCTTACGGAACAGTTGTTTCTTGGACACTAGATTCTGGTTCAACAACTAGTGGTGTTCTTAAGTACATCCAAACTAATGATGCACACACAGATCAAGGTGTCGTAAGAGCTTTTGCAAGCAATGGTTCTAATGCAATTTCTGGTGCACTCTCTGCTGCCTCTGGTAATGTTGATACTGGATATGCAAATACACTTCTAGGATCAACATTTGCTGCTGGTTTGGCAAATCCAGAAATTGAAAACAACTCTGGAGATGTCATCTACATTGAAAATCGCCGTCTAATCACCCGTGCTCCTGACCAGATTGAAGATATTAAACTGGTTATTGAATTCTGATTCAGACAAAACCTTATTAAATCCCCCGAGAAATCGGGGGATTTTTTTTATCTCTACTAAATACTAAAGACTGGATACTAGTATTTGGCGGAGTACGATGCCTCAGAAGACTAACCTTAATGTAAATCCTTATTATGAGGACTTTGACGCGAAGAAGAATTTTTATAAAATTCTATTCCGTCCTGGATACTCTATTCAAGGTAGAGAGTTAATACAACTCCAATCAATCCTCCAAAACCAAGTAGAAAGTTTTGGAAGATTTGCATTTAAACAGGGTCAATTAGTTATTCCTGGTGAAGTTTCACTTAACACAAAATTGGACTATGTTAAGCTGTCTTCGGTAACTGAGGTGGCGGTAAATGATGGAAATGATATTGTTTATAAAAAATATGATATCACCCAGTTAATTGGACAAACTCTGAGAGGTATAACCTCTGGGGTTAGAGCAACTGTATTGACAGCGAATTTAGCAACCGCAGATTCTGCCGATACTCTATACGTAAATTATTTAAACAGCGGCAATTCAAACACAGAAGAAACTTTTAGACAGGGTGAAACTCTAGAAGTTGTTAATGGTATTAATACTCCGTTGATGGTTGTTGGAACAGATGGAAGTGTTCTCCCAACAAGTATCAGTGTGAAAGATCCAGAATCTGGATTGATTACATCATTAGAAAGTCCAGCAATGGGTTATGGATCTGCTGTAAAGGTAGAAGAAGGAATTTATTTTGTAAATGGTTACTTCGTTCGCAATGACGAACAACTTTTGGTAATTGATGAATACTACAATAAGCCATCTGCCAAAGTTGGATTTACTATTGTCGAGGAGATTATAACTCCAGAGGAAGATTCTAGTCTATATGATAATTCCATTGGATCTTCAAATTATACAGCTCCTGGAGCACATAGATTAAAAATTAGTCTGGCGCTGAAAGAATTTGCATTAGATGCAATAACAGATAAGAATTTTATTCAGTTACTTACTGTATTAAAGGGTACAGTTCAGAGAAAAATTGCTGCAGCAGATTATACGCTGTTAGAGCAAACTTTAGCACGCAGAACCTTTGATGAAAGTGGGGATTATGTAGTAGAAAATTTCTCGGTTGATATCAGAGAATATGCCCAACAGAATAGCAATATGGGCATATATTCTGCAGATGAATTTGGTTTATACAATGGATTAACTTCGGCAGAAGCATCCAAAAAAATGGTTGCTAGTATTGGTCCAGGTAAAGCATACATTAAAGGTTATGAAATTGTAAATAAAGAGACTAAGTATCTTGAGATTAACAAAGCAAGGGAGAGTCTAACAAGCGATAACGTAACAATAAAAACAAAGGGACTTCCAACTTATAATATTTCTAATGTTTATGGTAGTGTTCCATTAAACAAGGAAGGATCTCAATTAACAGCATATCCAACGGTATATCTATACAATCTTTTTAATGATGGATATGTTGGTTTAAATGGAACCGAGTCCAATACAAATTATCGTCAAACAATTGAAAGAAGAGGTTTATTCTTTGATTCAAATACGGCTGTAAAGACAATAACGTTGAATATAGTTGATGTTAATATTCCTATTACATCCATCTCACCAGATGAGCTTGAAACTACATTTGCAAAATTGTGGTATGTAAAAACTAGAGCTGGCACCAATGTCGTTTCTAGTGTAGATGTTCTTTCATATACTAAAGTATTTAAACCATTAATAAATCCTGGCACCACAGAGGAATCAAAATTTCTTGAGGTAACTGTTGCTGGTTTAAAGTCGGATCTTGAAAATGTATTTAAGGACTATGATGAGAGTTCCAGTGACAAGAGAAGAAAGTTATTCATAACTCAAAATGATGCTATTGGTGATGAAAAGGAAGGACTATCTTCAACAATATTTGCATACATTGTTGATTATAGTGATAGCATTACTCCTGTAATTGGCACTGCAAAACCAAGTAATTTTTATTTGCAGCGCAGAGGAGATGGATTTAATCCAGATTCAAATGTTGTGATTTCTAAAGGAATTCTTCCTCAAGGAACAGAAGCATACAATGCTTCCTTCGGATTTTCATATTTTGATCCCCAATTCTTCACAAAATTAAAATTAGATTCCACTCCACCACAAGGATCTTATGATGTTGGTGTTTATGTATATGGATTGACCAGTGGTGCCTACGGTGTTGTCGAAGGTGCTCCAGGTGGCGTATATTCAACTGGAAATCTTTTATTTGTCAAAACTCTTTCTGGAAAATTTGTTCCAGGAGAAACAATCAGAGACGAAGAAGGTAATCTTGTAAAAATTTCCCAAGAAAATACAATTTCACATTTCATTGTTCAAAATAGAGGTCTTGGATATCCAACAACTACAAAGATTATTATTGATGGCGTAACTTATGATTCCTCTCAGTTTGAAGTAGGCACTATTGCCACTGGCGTCTATAAAATTTCTATTAACGACACTTCTGCGCTGGTTCAATATTCAAAACCACCAGTTATTACTTTTGATACTGGATCTGCAAATCCAACAGAAAGTGCTTCTGTTTTAGCCGTTCTTAATAAGAACTCAGTAACAACATATACACCACAGAATGTAAAATCATTTGGTGCATCATATGGATCTGGAAATGAGAATAAATTTACAGCAGATGTTATTGCTGATAGCAGAACATATTCAGATATCACACCAATTACAGATTTCACTTTCTTTGGTTTAAAAGGAACAAAATTTTTAGAATCTACTAGTTTTAGTGCCGATGCAAGTTCAGTTGTTCAACAGGGAGATTTAGTTCAATTTTCTGATGCGGCAAATAATACAATTAGAGCAATTGTTCAATATGCAACCAGCCCAAGTGGATCATCAAAGACAAGAATCTATCTAGATGAAACACTATATGATGATGTAACAGGAACAACTGTTGTTCGTTTGCGTCCAAAAGTAGCAAATTCTAATGCTGGAACATTACTATTTCCAACTGGCAGTAAACAGGTATCAAAAATTTCTGCTGGATCTGAGGATAGCAAAATTAAATATTATTTCCGTAGAGATTTTGTAACCACTGGTTCAACCGATGGTGGTTTAATCACGTTTGCTGCTCAACTTCCATTTGGAACACAAAGATTTGCAGCATTTAATGAAAACAATTACATCATTACTGTCCTCAACAAAAATAGTGCGGACTTGGTAGAAACTGGAGACATTATATACATTGATCCAGACTTTGTTACTATTTCTTCATCTACTGATACAGCAAGTGGTCTAACAGCTGGAAGCATTGAATTTGAACTTCCAAAATCATACTTTACAGCAAACTACGAAGGAGTAGCAAATTACGTTGCTCCAGATCTTAAATTAACAGCAACTCTTGAAGTTACTAACGCAAAACCAAGATTAAAAACAGCAGTTAGAAATAGAAGAATTGTTGTTAATTCTGCTGGTGATAGAGTCCTTCCATTTAGAGGAACAAATTACGATAGTGATAGTGTAGAAATACTATCATACTCAGATGCCTTTAAATTGAGATATGTTTATGAAGGTACAAGCACACAACCACCCGAAATTGATAGAGCTGGAAATTTAGTATCTGGAACTGATGTTACAAACAGATATACGTTCGATGACGGTCAAAGAGATACAATTTACGATGTTTCTAGGATCATAATTAAACCTGGATTTGAACCAGCAGTAGGTCAATTAGTGATAGCATTTGATTATTTTGAACAGTCTCAGGGAGATTTCTGCACAATTGATAGTTATCTACATGAGTCTGGTGTATCTGAAGATGAAATTCCATCATTCAATTCTTCTGTACTAGGAAATGTTGATCTAAAAAACCTTATTGATTTTAGACCAAAAGTTAATAATCAAACAATTATTGCTGGATTCCAGGATACATCTTCTCTTGAAGTTACCAGCAGCAATTTCTCTGGAGCTGGAGCGATCGTTGCAAGTACACCTGCTCCAGATATAAATCTGGAATATACATTCTCCTTTAGTCAAGTTCAATATCTTGATAGAATTGATGGTATTTTCTTGAATAAAAATGGAGAGTTTGTTGTTAAGGAAGGCAATTCTTCTTTAAATCCATCCAAACCAGATCAAATTAAAGATGCTATTCCTTTGTTCTATGCATATATCCCAGCTTATACTAATACAAGTAAAGATGTAAGAATCACTCCAGTTGAACATAAGCGTTATACAATGCGCGATATTGGTAAATTGGAGAAGCGCATTGAGCGCCTAGAATATTACACAACTCTTAGCATCCTTGAACAACAAGCTTTAAACATGCAAGTTAAGGATGATATTGGATTGGATAGATTTAAGTGTGGATTCTTTGTAGATAATTTTGAAGCACATAAAGTAGGAAATCTTGTTTCTGCTGATTACAAGTGCTCTATTGACAGTAAGCAATCGGTTTTACGCCCACAATCAAAAGAAGACTCCTTAAAACTAAAAGAAGTTTATACCAGACAAGATCAGAGATCAGTAGCAGGATATCAAAAATCAAAAGATATTGTTACTCTTCCATATTCTTCAGTGAAATTATTGGGAAATGATTTTGCTTCAAAAACAATCAACCCAAATCCATTCGTTGTATTCCAATATGTTGGAGATGGTAAAATTTCCCCAGAGATCGATCAGTGGTATGATCAATCCATTGATCCCCTGGTTGTAGATACAAATACAAGCATCTTCAACATTTTCTTAGCCAAAGATGATTCTAGGGAGAGTTTTGCAAGTCTTCATAATTCATTCATCGTTAATTGGGTTGGAACTTCTCCTTCATTCACTTCTATTAATTCTCTTGGAGAATCAAATAGTTCAAATGCAAAATCAACGGTGAGTGCTGCTTCGGTTGGAAGTTCTTCGAACATTAGTCCGCAAAATAATGAGATTGGCAAGGGAGTTCAATCAAAGTCTATTGGAGAAAATATTGTTTCTACTTCTCTGCAATTCTTTGCCAGAACTCAACCAATCAAATTTGTAATTGGAAGACTAAAACCAAACACTAAGGTTTCCGTTTTCTTAGAAGGAAGAAATATTAACCGTTGGGTAAATCCAGATCTTAGATTCACTGGAGTTGCTGGAAATTCTCTATCTGCTTTTAATGGCGATATTGTAAGTGACGAAAGTGGAAATGCTAGCGGTCTAATTCTTTTACCTGCTGGATATCCACCAAGAGAAAATGCCACTTGGACTGGTGATATTGGAACTGTAGATTATGACACCTCCGCAGAGGAATTGAGATTTACTGTTGGTACTTTAACTTTTAGATTTACTTCAAGTTCTGTAGATGCATCTAAGGAGACCGTAGATACCTATGCAGAAATTAAATACTATGCCACTGGAATTCTCCCAGAAAATCCAGCAGGTATTGTTTCCACAAAACCTTCATATTTCAAATCGAATGAAGGTGTTCAGTTTGTAGATAGCAATACTGATAATCCATTGAGACCAAATCCAATGGCACAAACATTTAAGATTGAAAATTATGATGGTGGATTATTTGTTACTGGAGCTGATCTGTATTTTAAAACCAAGAGTGCTGAAGTTCCCATCAAAGTATATCTAACAAATGTGGATTATGACAAACCAGGAAAAAATATCATTCCTGGAACAGAAACAACTCTCACTCCTTTAACATATCTAAAATGTTATGCAAATGGTAATGCTAATATTACCCTTGGAGAATATGTTATTGGAACCAGTTCTGCTGCCTCTGGACCAATTTCTGCCGTTTATGACAAAAATGGTGTTGAATTAACTCCAACATCCACTGGCATTTATTCTTTAACCAACGAGCAAGTATATACACTTGTTCTAAGCAACCATAACGGCAAATCTTTCTCGCAAAATGAAGATCTTGAGATTCCTTCAGTAACATTAGCAAACGCAATTGGCGGAACTAATATCAAATTAACCATTGCTAAAGATAGTGGAAAACTTTCCGATATTAGAATTATAAATCCTGGCGCAAATTATGATAGCGCAGTTTTAACAATCGAGAGTCCTCAACTTCCTGGCGGGTCTGTTGCTACTGCAAGAATTAATGTTTCTGGTGGCAAGATTTATAATGCCGAGGTTTCTATCCCTGGATATGGATACACCGAAGCACCTGCAGTGGTCATTAAAGGCGTCGGAAATGGCGCTGGAGGATGCACAATCGAAACCTTTATAGAGATTGACACTCCAGCAGTTAGAATGGGCGTAGCGACCGATTTTGAGGGTCTAACGCAATCTACAACACCAACTCAATTTAAGTTTGATCACCCAGTATATCTACAAAATGATACAGATTATGCTTTAGTTGTTGAGACAGACTCGATTGATTATGAAATGTGGGCTTCTAGATTGGGAGAAACAGATCTTTCCACCAGCACTGTTATCACATCGCAACCATCTCTTGGATCTGTTTATAAATCACAGAATACTGAGAATTGGACCGAGGATATTTTTGAAGACATCAAGTTCTCCTTATACAGAGCAGAGTTTGATATTACAAGACCAGCAGAATTGCTTCTCAAGAATGAAAGTCTTGGATATGAGAAATTAGATTCAAATGCATTTGAAACAAATGCATCCTCCGATTCTATTGCTACATCAAAATTATTCAAGAATAATAATAGTGTAGTAAAAGTAAGTCACAGAGATAATGGTTTTGAAGATGGTGGCAAATCTTATGTATTCTTCAGAACAGTTTCTGATGTAGGTGGAATCACCTCGGAAGTATTAAACACAAACTTGTTTGAAGTTACAAACGGTGGATTGGACTCTTATAATATTAGAACCATCACAAAAGCTTCTCAAAGCACATTTGGTGGTGGATCAAATGCATATGCCACTTATAATAGAAAATTTGAAACTCTATATCCACAAGTTCAGTACTTAACTGTTACTGGAACAAAACTAGATACTGTCGTAAAGACCACTAATATTATTCCCGTTGATTCCTTTACTCAAAACTACAGTTCTTATTCACAAACTGAATATGAAAAAACATTCTTGAACGAACCACACTATTTTGATAATCAAAAAGTAATTGCATCAGAGATTAATGAGACCCTCAATAATATCGATAGGTCACTTACATATAAGATGACACTATCATCTACTGTTTCATATTTGTCTCCAGTAGTTGATCTATCCAGTGCTTCTCTTAAAACTGTCACAAATAGAATTGAAAACGGCAACGGACAAGAAAATAGATATGGCAGAAGAAATCAGATTCTTGAATTTTATCCAATATACACTTTCTCACTAGCTACATCAACTGTTGGCGTAACCTACACAAATCTCCAGAGTATCAAGGGAAAAACATCACAAGCTACAGGTTCGATTGTTAAGGTAGATGGTAGTAACGTTTGGGTTAAACTTTCAACAAAGCAAGGTTTTGTAAATGGGGAAGAGGTAGATCTAACACAGTCCATTGCAAATCCAGTCACAGTTGGTTCCATCCCAACTCCAATTACGCCTAATATCAATAGTTCGACACAATCTCCTGCTGGTGAGTCGATTACTATCGTTGCTCGAAATCCAATTGAATCCAAGATTCTGGAAACTTATGATAATAGAATTACTGGTAAATCTATCATTTGGAATAAAACATCCAGAGAATTAATCCTGCGAACAGATATTAATCCAATTAATGATAACTACACTGCTAGAATAATTGATAATAATTTATATGCCAGAGCAAATGAGGTCACAGATCAAATTGCTGATATTTTCCGTGTAGGTGATATCATCTCATATCCAAATCAACCAAATGATGAGGCGTTCTTCATGGAGGTTTCCAAGGTTACATACAGCAATGGTATTGATTTTGTTGCTGAAGATACATCTAAAAATAGTTCGTCTGTTGCAAAATATGTCACCAAAGAGGTATACATTAATAATCCAGCAACAGCGATTGATGTTCATCTTCTTGCAAACGTGAAAGACATCTCAAATATCCAGGTTCTCTACAAGTATAAGAGAGCATCAAGTCAGGAGAATTTTGAAGATTCGGAATGGTTCTACTTTAATGATGATGGACAACCAGATTCATACGAGATTGCTACTGCTGAAAATACTATTTCTAGCATTGTTGAGAAGCAGTCTGCATATCAAGATCTTAAGTACAGTATTGCTGACCTTCCAGAATTCTCATCCTTTGCAATCAAGATTGTTATGAAGGGTGTTGATCCAGCATATGTTCCTAAGATTCAGGATATTCGTGCCGTTGCTGCATTCTAATTTCCGCGTATGGATTATATTAAAGTTAGTGGTCATGATGGTCTTGTAAGGGACCAAAACACAGGTGCAATCATAAATCAGGATATGTCTGCTATTGAAGCTAGACGCAAGATAAAACACTTGAATTCCGCGTTAGAAGACATAAATATGTTGAAGGATGAAATTTCTGAAATCAAATCCCTACTTCGAGAGTTAATCAAAAATGCCAGCAATTAATGTCGCTAGAACCGATACCTTTGAACAGCAAAGGGTAAAGATTAATCAGATTGGAGATCAGATTTTTACTATAACTCAGGGTGGTAGTGATCTATCAACTGGCAATTTGAAACTTGGCGATGGAACAATTTCAGGACCAAGTTTAGCTTTTGTAGCAGATGCTTCTCTTGGAATCTACAGACCTTCTGGAGATACTATAGGTTTTGTAAGTTCATCAAAGAAAGTTTTTGATATCTCTCAAACTTATCTAAAATCATACAAAGATTTTTCTATTGAGAAAAATAGTTTAGATAGTTTATACCTATCAATTACAAATGCTGGACAAAATTATGATGCTGGAAGTTATCAAGATATTCCAGCGATTGGAGGAACTGGTGATGGTGCTACATTTGCTATTACAGTAGATGGTTTTGATGGAACTATAACAGATACTGGTTCTGGATATACTGCTGGTGTTTATCAAAATATTCCTCTTTCTGGTGGATCTGGTTCTGGAGCGAAATTCAATTTTACAGTTTCCGACGTTGATGGTGATATTACAAATGCTGGATCTGGATATACTCCTGGAACTTATACTAATGTAGATCTGACTGGCGGATCTGGTTCTGGATTGACAGCTGATATTACAGTATCATCTTTCAATTTCGATGTTCAGCAGGGAAGTAATTATCCCAGCGGAACTTTCAAATCAATTCCACTTACTGGTGGATCTGGTTCTGGATTCAAAGCAAATATAGTTGTATTGAATGGGAATATCCAAGCATTTGGTGGTGTTTTTGGTAGTGTTCTAGTAAGTTCTGGATCTGGATATCAAGTAGGAGACGTACTAACCTATACATTCCCAACAGGAATCACACAAACTTTTGCAGTTACTGCTGGTGGAGGAAAGTATTATCTCGATGGAGTTATTGCAAATAGTTTCACATTTTTACGTGGCAATACTTATGTTTTTGATGCCAGTGATGCTTCAGCACAAAATCATCCACTTTACATTGGATCTGCTCTAAATGATACAAACAGCATTTTAGGAAGTGCAGCTGGAGTAACCTATGAGCTAGACAGTGTTGTTGTAACACCCCAAGATTATCTTGCAAATTATTCCTCAGCAACATCAAGAATTGTTACTGTAGTCGTTTCAAATAATCCTCCAAATAACCCAATATATTTGAATTGTTCTCTCCATCCAGACATGGGAGGATCAATTGATTTGGTAACTGCAACTACTGGTTCTGGATTTAGTATGGAAATTCTACAACTCGGTGGAGTTGTAGAGACAGTAAATATTGTCAATTCTGGAAATGGATACGCGGTTGGAGATGTTCTTGGTGTAGATTCGGCAGATGTTGGTGGTTCTGGATCTGGATTCCAATTTACTCTTGGCGGAAATATTGGAACAATCAATACACTAACAGACATTCCAGATTTTGGTATTGGTTATCAAGTTGGAGATGTTCTAACATTAGCTCCTTCTGTAAATAATGTAACAACATATGCAAGAGGACAACTAGAATTTCTTGGAATCAATTTAGTATCCAATGCTTCTGTAGATGAGATTTCATACGCTGGTTCAGCTGGCGGAAATGCAGCAACTTACACAAATATAACTCCAACTAGAATCAGTGGAAACGGAACTGGTCTTACCGTTACTGTCGTAAAGACAGTTCCCCAAGTTGGAAATCCAATTTATGCAAGTGTAACTATCGTAAATGCTGGTAGTGGATATAGACAAGGAGACACTTTAAGAATTCTTGGTTCTGTTCTTGGTGGTGCTGATGGAGGAAATGACCTAACAATTACTGTTTCTGTTATTGAACCTTGCAATCCACAGATCAATGTCGGGGATACCACTGGAATATCTCCTGGAGATTCTGTAGAAACTATCCAGAATTTCCTAAATGATGGGCAACTAGGAACGAATACAACTGTCCTTAGTGTTGATAGTGCTTCTCTAATTACTCTTAGTGTTGCTCCACCAACTCCTGGAACAGTTGATATCAGGGTAATCAATCAGAATATAACTTATCTAACTGTTCCAGATTCTTCTCTGATAAAAGTTGGATTCAATGTAGTAAAAGTAAGTGGTACTGGAACTATTGTTGTTGGAACAAGCGTCACTTCTATTATAGATGCTACTACAGTAGCATTAGGACTACAACCATCAACTCCTGGTCCAATTGTTGTAAATTTCGAACCAACTTATGGAAGTGGTTCTGGATTCGAATATACTATTTCCGATGTTGGCATTGTTTCCGAGGTTAGTGTCACAGAGGGAGGAAATGGATATTCTGTTGGAGACACCTTGACGGTATCTTCAACTCTACTCACTTCGGAAATTGAATATCTTGTTACAAACGAGACACTCACAAAAGTATATTTTACTAGCGCATCAATTCCAGATTCTACATTCCAAGTTGGAGATAATGTAAGGGACCCTGGAGGAAATATTTTATCCAATACAGTAACATCATCAACAAACACAGTTCCTGATGCTGTTTATAGTGGAGTTATTCCTATATCAACATCTGGCAATGGAGTTGGAGCTAGATTTGATGTTCAAAGAGGAAATACTGGATCTGTTTTATCTGCAACAATTACTATCGGTTATGAAGGAACCTTCTATGCTGTTGGTGATACTATTACTCTCCCAGGTGCATCTGTTGGCGGAACGACCCCCGCAGATAACATTGTAGTTACTGTTACAAATGCTGGCGCGGCAGGACAAAATCTTGAAGTATATAAAGTTGGATCTTCTGGTGGATTTGTTCAATATTTGATTGTTGATCAGGTATCGTTCTCATCTGGTGATCAAATTGTAGATGTATCCGCTCCAACAGTTGGTTATGAAGTAGATTATTCTGAAAATGAATTTAGGTATTTCATAGATCTTCAAGATGGAAATGGACCTCAGATTACACCAAACCTAACTTTCTATGCTGGAAACACATATAAGTTTGATCTATCTGATCAATCTAATGGTTCTCATATTTTTGCTCTCAGTAGATTCAGAGATGGTCAGTGGTCTCCAAGTTTATTTGAAGACATTGCAACTACTGTAAGCACAACTTCGGCACAAATTACAATTGGAAATACAGCAGGAATATTTCCTGGAATGGTTGTCGAAAAAGTATCTGGCGATGGTATTCTTCAAACAGATACAAAAGTTCTTTCTGTAGATTCTGGAACGACTCTAACTTTAGATAAACTACCAACTGTTCTCGGATCGATTGTAATCAACATATTTGGTGCAGAATACACCGATGGAGTTACCAGAGAATCTGATTACTTATCAATAAGAGTTACAGAATCAACACCAACTTTATATTATTATTGTGACACAGACAATAATACTCATGTGAATGAAGGTGGAGATGATAACGAAGAAGCTGTAATTACAATTGACCTCAATAATCCAAAACAATTTGGATCTGGATTTGAAGTATTGGTGACAGATGTTCTAAAAGAAGTTTTGATCAGTCAAACTGTAGATGGACTGATCACATGTTCAGAACTACAAACAACAGATTTATCATCAACAAATGGATCCATCAATATATTTGATGCAGATGAGATTACGACAGATGAGATTACCACACCATCTATAATCTCAACCACAGGACTAACTGTTACAACTTCTGGAAACACAACATTTACAACAAATAATTTTAGAGTTGGGACAAACTTACTCATCAATGGGTCAAGTGGAGATGTAAGCAGTTCTGGATACTTTAGTTCTTCTGAGTATCGTGTAGGCACTAACCTAAAATTATTAGATAGTGGATCTACTCTTGCGACTATTAAAAGCTTTAATGGAAAGGATATCAGCATTGTTGCTGACTTAGGTAGAGTTGTTGATGTTGATATTCCAACTGCCTTGGCAATTCCAGTTGGTGATACGAATAATCGACCAGTTGCTGGTATTGTTAGAGATGGATGTATTCGTTTCAATACAGATACTAATCAGTATGAAGGTTATAGTACAGCAACAGCAACATGGTCTTCTCTTGGAGGAGTTAGAGACTTAGATGGAAATACCTATATTTTAGCAGAAGAAACGGTTGGAGCAAATGATAACACATTATGGTTTATCAACGATAACATCAATACTGTAAAATTCACACCAACACATTTAGAGTTTAGAAATGTAAAATCTATTAGATCTTCAAACGTTTCTGCTCCAGCATATACTAATTGGGCTGCAAATACTCCAGTAACTTTAGGACAATATCTGAAGTATAAGAATAATCTCTATGAAGTTACTGTTGCTGGAACTACTGCGACTTCTGGAAATGAACCAACGCATACATCTGGTGCATTAGCGAACGGAAGCGCAGAGCTAACTTGGTCACAATTAGCAGTAGCACCACTAACATTTGAAGATATTGAAGTTTTAAGAATAGGACCTCTCGGTGGATTGCCAGTTTCGATTAATAACGATTTGAGGTTGGCGAATAATGTATTATCAACTGATATCAGTGATTTGATTTTACGTCCAAACTCTGGAAAGAAAGTTATAATTGATTCAACAACTACTCTTGTTGTCCCTGCTGGAGCAGATGCAGATAGAGGTGTTCCATCTCAAGGATCTATTAGATTTAGCACGACTACATCGCAATTTGAAGGATACGATGGTGTCAACTGGGGATCTTTGGGTGGAGTAAAAGATGTAGATCAAAATACTTATATCATTCCAGAACTATCTCCTGGATCAAATGAAAATATTCTGTATTTTGTCAATGACAATAATAACACTCTTCAACTAACCACATCATCTTTAGATTTCTATTCTGTAGATACAATTAGATCTGTTGTAAGTGATGAATTAGAGATCACAGCATCTCTCCTAACATTTGATAATGGAGCATCTACGTTTGATAATACAGATCCAACTAAAACATTTTTACACACAGCGAAACAGTATTTTGATCTAGGACTTTCTGCTGGTTTAACAACAGATCCAGTTCTAAGATTGGATGATCAAGGTGATGTTTATTTGAATATTGGATTTGGTACTGGCGTTTATGATGGTGTGAAAATTTTTGATGGTGATTTGAAAGAGTTTGAACTGGCAGATATCAAAATAGTCACAGAAAAACTAGTTTTGGTAAAAGACACAGTTGATAATGGAAACTCTATAATCTATGATAGTTCTACATCTGCTGGATCAAAAACAACAGTTATTGCAGAAAATCCAACTTCAGGTGACAAAGAGTTTATTGAATTTGGAATCTTAGATGATGGAACCGATGTTTATCACACAGAATATGGAAATATTAGAACTGGAACACAATTGATTATTCCAACATTTGAATTTTCTGGATCTGGTAACATTGTCCTAAATATTGATTTAGGACCCAACATAAATCCAACCGAGACAGTAAGAATTACTGTTGTATCAAATATCACCAAGAAATAAAAATGGCAACTACGAAAGAAAAATTTGATTCTACTGGTGGATTTTCCATCGATAAAACTATTATTGTTGATGAGTTGAGAAATGCTAAAGATTTGAATAGCTTAGAAATCAAAAACTCTTTTTATGATGATAGCAAGGTAAGAAATTATATTCTTAGGGGTCTAAACACTAGTGTTTTAGAGTTGGATTTAGTTGGATCTCAAATTGTAATAGACAACAATACTTTGAATTTTATTACGGGTCATATCATTGCAGTAAATCCCCAGGGTTCTGTTTATTCTGCAAAATTAGAAACAGCGTTACTGGCGGATTCTATTGGAAATACAAATGTCCTTTCTAGTATGAGAACTGTCATAAAAGATGACATCCCATCGGGACAAACCTGGGGAATAGATCCACTTGGATCAGCAAATAGATTTAGTTATGCAACCATTAGAGCAGGAACAACTAACGATATTAAATGGGTTGTATCTACTCAAGTTATTAGTATCGAATGGGCTTGATGCTAAATATAACTGAGGATAATAAGGGCGGGAGCTAGTAAGCACCATGAGTTTTAATATCAATTCCGATAAAGAGTTTGTAAGAGGTTCTAAACCACAGCTCATCGGTGATAACGAACTTAGTATTAGGGGTGGAGTTGGATCTCTTGAAAGAGAAATCCTCAGAACACAACTAGATGCTAGTACAGGTCTTCCCCGTGTAGGTATCAATAGGACTGGTCAAAGAGTTAATAATATTAGCATTACAAATGCTGGAACTGGATATACACTTCAACCATCTGTAACTATTGATCCTCCAACAACTGCTGGAGGAGTTCAGGCACTAGCTTCAGCATTTATCTTCAACGGTCAAGTAGTTAATATTGCTGTCAATAACCCTGGCAGTGGTTATACAACTACGCCAAATGTTGTTATTAGTGGTGGTAATGGTGCTGGTGCAGCGGCAGAAGCATTCTTAGACACTGTTGATTTTGAATTGGATATCAACGGTGCTATTAGAACCTCAACCTCTATCATTTCAGATACTGCGAGAATTCTGAACCTTGATATTGATAACTTTGTTACCCCAGACCTAAACCTCAGAGGTCCAAGTCTTAAGACTTATGTAAATAACACTGGAACTCCTTGGGCAAGTAATGTTATTGTTCAAGAAAATGCCTACAGATATTTTGGTGCTAACGTATATCAAGCACTGAATGGTGGTGAAACTGGATCATTAGCTCCAGTTCATACTGATGGTATTGCACTCAACGGAGAAGTAAATTTCAAGCACATCGGTTTCCGTGTAGTTGATTCACAAGCATTTGGGTTTGGAACTACTGGCGAAGCAGGATTATTCCCACGTTCTATTACTCCTCTACTTGGCGATAGATCAGACAAGATTGCTACAACAGAATATGTCCTCAACCTAGCAACGAATGACGTTGGTGGTCGTATTTACGTTTCCGAGCAGATTGGTTCCGATCTCAACGACGGTCGTTCTGCTGTTGCTCCTGTTAGAACAATCAAAAAGGCAGCACAACTTGCTTGGGCAACTCCTGGTGTCAAGGAAACCATCATCGTTTCTGGTGGAGATTATCTAGAAGATAACCCAATTTCATTACCACCAGATGCATCTATCGTTGGTGACAACCTCCGTCTGGTAATTATCCGTCCAAGGAATCCAGGCAAACACATCATGAAGTTCGGTGACAAGAACTACATTATTGGTGTTACTTACAGAGACCAGATTGACTCAAATGGCGATCCAGTTGCTACTTGGGACTATGCTATGGTCTTTGACGATAAGCAAAGAATTATTGTTGATTATGATGTAAATGGAGATTTCGGAACAGAGTTTCCAATTGGTCACCAGATTTTTGGACCAGATCAGTTCCGCGTAGGATATCAACAGAATACTGGTCTAAGTGCTCTTCAAACTGGCGTAGAGGTTATTGGTGTCAATACTGGTGCAAGAGCAAAAGTTATTGGAGTAACTTACACAACAACAATTGGTGCTAGTGCATATATTAGTGGTACTGTTGATGTTAGACTAACGAGTGGTTCGTTTGTTGAGGGTGAGCAATTTAGATATATCACTTCAGCGACCCAAGGATCTTCCATTGCTCTAACAATCACTCAAACTTCGGGACCAAATACATTTAGAACCACAACAGATCCAACTGGAATCATTGCTGGTGGTACTTATATTTACCTAGATGACACAGATGATAGCAGCTTCACTGCTGGATATTATGAAGTTGCTGATGTAGCAGAAGATGATGAAAATAACCCAACTTACTGGGATGTTACTGTTGTTCCTATCCTCAACTCTCCAGAGTGGAATACAACTCAGTCAGAAACTATTCAGATCTTCAACGCATCCGTAACAACATTTACATTTGACTCAACATCACTGAAGTCAATTAGAGCAGAAGGTGAAGTTGTATTCATTGATGAAGACATCACAAATACTCTACCAATCCAGAGAATTGACTTCTCGCAACAGGGTGGATTTACCGATGGTTTCCAAAGCGAACAGTTTGGTAACTCAGAGGATCTTGGAGGTATTGTCTTCTACACCAACGAACTAGTTGGTAGATCAAATACTCACGATCTAAAGGAAGGTCAAGAGATTCTCATTCAAGGTCTTCCAACTGGAACACCAGATCTTTCATTCTTGAATGGAAGACAAAGAATTTACAAAGTTCTCGAAGATGCTGATGGTCGTGCAAGAAGATTTGTAATTCCAAAGAAAGCTGTTGGCATCAATGATGCAAACTTTGACCCAGGACAATTTGCAACTGTAAGTACATATTCCAAGAGTATTACTTTATCACTACTCAACTCACCAAACACCTTCCCACTAGCAACTCCTGTCGATAGAAGATATCAAGATGCTTGCATCTACATCAGAAACAACAGAGACTTTATTGCTGATGAAGTTGTCGGACGTATCAACAGCGAATTCAAGAAGGAATACTTTGCTGTATATGATATCTCTGGTCTAGACTTCAAGATCTATCTTGGAACATCCAGATTTGAGCACACTTATATTAGTGGAGGAACAGTAACATTTGGTGGTGTTGATTACAATATCACTGGATTTACATACGACACTTCAGTAACTGGTGTAGCTACAATCACAACTGATGTTTCAATCCCAGCACTAGCGGAAGATGATATTGTAAAACTGGCTGGCATTCTTGTTGAATGTGACAACGGACAAAAAGTATATCCAAGTTTCAACATTCCAGTAAGTGATACCCAATGTAAGCAAGATATTGTACATTTCCTCAACGCTCTTGTAAGGGACCTGGAGTTTGGTTCTAACCACAATATCATCGAAGCAGCTCAGAAGTACATTGTAGGCGCTAAGATTGACTATGTAGAGAACGAAATTATCCAGACTGTACGTGCTATCGAGTATGCTAGAGAGCTAGCAACTTATGCAATGTGTAACTGGAGAACTGGAAACAGAACTCAAAGTGATCCAGTTTATACTCCACAGTATTCATCTATAACAAGATACTTTGATAATAGTGTTATTACAGCAACTGCTGGAACACCAGCTTGTGATGACGTAAGATCTGCTATCGATACGTTAGCATATCTATGGGTAGATGTGATTTCAAATAATGCATCTGGTAGATACTTAGATGCCGCATATCTAATTGCAAGAAACAGAGATTTGATTGCAGATGCTTCATACAATGAAACTCTCGTATCATATCCATCTCTTGGTTTAAGTAATATCAATGAGAGAAAATGCCGTAGAGATATCAATTATGTTTTATCAGGACTAATTAGAGATCTTGTCCTTGGTGGAAATACTGGTGTTGTAACTGCTGCAGAAGCATATTTCTCTGGCACTTCTTTAGCAGGAATTCCACAATCAGAAGTTCCAGCTACAAGACTTGCTTTCCAAAGAGCAGCATTAAATTCTATTGCTGCTATGAGAAATTGGACAGATGGTGCTGGTCAAGCAATTTCAACTCCATCTTCCCCAATTCCCCAATTTACAGATAACACAATCATTGCAGATCCATCTTCTCCAGATTGTGCTAATGTTGCTTCATCAATCAACACATTGATGACACTTCTTGATAATATTTTGCTTCATGGAGAAAATCCATCTGATCCTGCTGCAATTGAACCAGGAGAAACTACAAAGACTACTGGAACTCTTTACGATACTGCAGATATTATTACATATCCAGATTCTTACATCTATGATAATAACAATGTAAGAATGGCAGTTCGTGGATATTACGATGACTATCCAATTATTGAGGCATCACCATATACACAGAACTCCTCTGTTATTTCGTTCCTGGGTGGTAGCGGTGCTCTGGTTGATGGTTCCAAGGTCAAGCAACCCAACTGCCCATTTGCTGGACTAGAACTTGATGGAACTGCTACTTATCCAAATCAGGGTAAGTCGATGGTTGCCTCGGCATTCACTATCGTTTCCTTTGGTGGTACAGGATATAAGGTTATTGAAGATGGTTACACTCAGTTGGTTTCTGTATTCGTTATCTTCTGTGCTGATGGTGTCCTCGCTGAGTCTGGTGGTTACTGTTCGATTACTAACTCTGCTACAAACTTTGGTATTGCTGCCCTTCGCGGTGTTGGATATAGAAGAGAAGCATATGAATTTGACGTTGCAACTATTGTCAATGTTTCTTCAACTCCAACTGGTAGAGCAATCCTAACAGTTGATGGTCTAGGAAGAGAACCACTTGAGCACTATGTTGTCAAGATTGATGGATATGAAAATACAAGTCCAAATATTGAATATTTTGTTGATTCTGTTGGTGCTGTAGGTGCTGGACCACCGTTCCAAGCAGAACTAACAATCGATGATGGTCAGGGACAACCCATGGACCTAACTGATAGTTCAACAGGTCTTCCAGTATCTCTTGGTAATGTTCAGGGTGCAACTATCAGACTACATAGACCATCTATCGTCAATAGCTCTTCCCACACTTGGGAATTTGCTGGTTCTGGTACTAACTACCTTGCTCTGCCAGAGAACGGTGGAACTAAAGATGAAGCGCAAGAGCAGGTATCAGAAAACTACGGACGTGTTTATGTTTCTGGTACTGACGAACTTGGTGACTTCAAGGTTGGTACGTTTGCTAGAATTGAGAACAGAACTGGTAACATCACTTTTACAGGTACAGTTACGATCTCTGAAGTTGAATTCCTCAAACTGAAGGGTGGCGACGTTGTTGTTACTGGATTCTCTGCTGATAATACCCTAGGTGGTGCTGGAACAAGTAACTCTGTTCTACCTACCCAGAAAGCAGTTAGAGATTACATCACCAACAACCTTGGACCATACATCAACAAACCATATTCAACTAACGCCGTTCCTAGAGCACTGGTTGAACTCACTGATTCTGGTAAGATTTCAATTGACCAGATCCCAGCTCTAAGACCATTCCAGGTTTATACTGTTGCTAATCAGACACAAAGACTGAATATTGAAGGAGCACTTGCTGGTGATATTGCGATTCAGCAAGACACAACCACTTCATATATTCTAAACAACGATCTAGACAGTCTGTTCCTTGCATTCCAACCAGATCCAACACTACAATTTACTATTGGCGATATCTTTGATGGTAGTATAAGTGGTGGTCGCATTCAGGCAACTGAATACAGACAAGGTGTTGTATATAGAATCAACCTAACTGATGGTGGTTCTGGTTATGTTTCTCCACCAAACGTTGTAATTTCTGGTACTTTACAGCAAGGTGGTGTAGAGGCAAGAGCAACAACAACTATTGCTAACGGAGAAGTTGTAACAATCACTCTTGTTCTGTATGACAACTACATTGGTGGTAAAGGATACACATCTGCCCCAACTATTACGATTGCGGCACCAGCGGGAACTGGAACTCAGGCAACCGCAGTTGCTCTAATTGAAAGCAGACTTTATGGCGATATCGTCAATAGAATTTCTCTAGAAGATACAGATACTATTGAAAGTAGCGACATTCCATCAGAGACCATCAATATTACAAGAGTTGTCAATACATCATCGTTTGATAATAACAACTGGGTATCTCTATCTTCCAACCAGATTGCAGCCACAGATATTGTATCTGGTGTTATCGAAACTGACCGTCTTGCTTCTGGTGGTGCTGCAAACTCGTTCACATTCCTCAGAGGAGACCAAAACTGGGCACTTGCTGTTCAGTCTGTCAAAGGTGCTGAGATTAGATACTTCGATAAACTATACAGCACAGCAAGTAGCGGATCTAGCCAACTAATCTTCCAAACGAACTCTGATGTTCTCTTGGGTCACGAAGTTGTAAATAGCGTTCTTGGCATTCAGGCAAACACTAATATTACTGGTGTTATTACTGATGCTGGTCTAACAACAATTTCACTCAATAATCCACTCACACAAACTATCAACGCTGGAACAATTATTGAATTCAAGCGTGGTTCTTCCCCAATGATCTTTGAGTCATCATACACTCAAGGAAACTTTGTTGATAGTATCATCATCGCAAATGGTGGAAGTGGATTTACAGATGGTCAGTATTTCGACGTAGAGTTATCTGGTGGAACTGGAACTGGTTTAAGATGTAATATTATTGTTTCTGGTAATACAATTACTGATATTGCAGTTACCGATGGTGGATCTGGATATACTAACGATTTTAGCATTACAAATCCACCACCAGTTATTGGTTCTGGATCTGCGATGGTGCTTGCTGCCAAAATTTCCACAGTCAATAGACAGTACGCAAACGTTTCTCTTGATATTCAAAGAGTAACTAATCTCACAATTTCCTCTGATCTATATGGTACGATTGGTGTTTCTAGATTCAAGAAAGATCAATTCAAGATTGGTGAAGCTGGTAATGGATCCATCGAACTCAAGACTGGTCCTGGATCTGGTCTAGATGCTGACTTACTTGATACAAGGCAAGGTTCATTCTATCTCAACTCAAGTAACCAAAACCAAGGTACTCTCCCAACTGATAGACTTGCTGGCACATATAACATTAGCGTTTCTGGTTCTTCTGGAAATACCATCCGTCTTGCAACTGGTACTAACAACCCAACTTCAAACCCAACTCCAAACAACTTTGTTGAGGGTCTTGTTGCTAACACGATCAACAACTCTGCGGACCAACTATTCGATGGTGGATCTCAGCACCTTGTTCTCACAATCAGAAACAAAGGTCAGGGTCTAACTGCTGAAGGTGGTGTCAGACAGATGGCATTTACCGACAACGATAATATTTGGTTGCGTGGTTCTGGAACTGGCGTCACAGCATTTGGTACATGGGCAAAGATGTGGACATCCCTAAATGATGGTATTGGTTCTGGTCTAGACGCCGATAGATTAGATGGCAAGCAGGGAACTTGGTATCAGAATGCCCTGAATATCAACACAGGTACTGTTTCTGATAACAGACTACCAAGATTTATTAGTGCTACTAAGGTAAGAGATACACTAACTGTTCAATCATTCAACGGTGATCCTAAGTATAGAATTTATCTCTCTGGTAGAATTCTAAATGTTTCTCCATTCACCCCTGGAAATACTGTCAATTTATATGATGCAAATGCTCAGGCAACTGGACAGATTGCGATTGACAACTTGATTATCAATGATGTTGCAGATATAACAGAAGATTATACAATTATTGTTGGACGACTAACAACTGGTAACTTTGTTGGTGCTCTAACAATTGGTACTGCTGCCAATAGAGAAGAGTTCCAAGATTTCACAATCGATGATGATAACGTCGTACAAGTTGCAAAACTTGAGAGTGATGGTGGAACTGCTAATCTAAGACTTGGAAGAAGAGATGGAGTTGCAACATCTCCTGGTCTTTATTTCACAAGTGCTCAATTAGTACCAAATAGCTATAATGCTGCTATTGTTGCTACTGGTGGTAATGCTACGGATGGTTCAGGTACTCTGAACGTTCTTGTGGCAAATGCTAATGGTTTCAACGTAAATGGAAATATTGTTTGGAACGCTGGCAATATTACATTCCAATCAACAAACGTTGCCAATACTGCTGTCAAGCGTGATGCCTCTGGTAATTTCTCCGCTGGAACAATTACAGCATCTCTAACTGGTGCTGCTTCACTAAACGTCTTGAAGACTGGCGATACCATGACTGGTCCTCTGACCTTAACTGGTGCATCTTCAAACCTAAGTGTTTCTGGAACTGGCACATTCTTATCAACTGTTTCTATCACGAACGACCTTGCAGTTGATACAGATACACTATTCGTTGATGTCTCTGACGATGAAGTTGGTATCAACGCTGGTGTTTCTCCAAGATCAACTCTTGACATTGTTGGTGATCTTGGTGTTTATATTAGATCTGCTACTAACGGTGCTGGTGCTAAACTGAAATTTAGTGATTCAGCTGGTTCTGACTGGGCACAACAAGGAACTATTAATTATGTCCATGCCGATGCATCTACTCCTAATGCTGCATACGGAAATGCTTTCCTCGTTAGTGGTACTGAAACAACATTAGCATTCCAAGTTACTGGTGATGTTATTGCTACCAGAAGAATTGGTATCAACGTTACTGCTCCTGGTCTTGCTCTTGATGTTGGCGGTGGTGCTAAATTTACTGAGGCACTTACAGTCGAGAATACTTCAAATGGTGCTATCAACTTCTACAATAACACGGCAACAAGATACTGGAGAATTGGTAGCAATGCTCAATCAAATAACTTCTTCACATTCCAAGCATCAACTGCTGCTGGTGGAACTACGTTTAATTCCACTCCTGCTCTTGGAATTAGTGGTATCAATAATGCTGTTACTATTAACACTACAGCAACTTCTGGAACTGATCCACTTGATGGCACAACACAAAGAAATTACAAACTCAATATTCAGGGTGACGTTAATATCAACGGTCAGTTGTTCCAAAACAATTCTGAGTTTGTAACTTCAAGATGGACTAAATCAACCAACGGTAGTGATATCTACAGACTATCAAGAGTTGGCATCAATAAGGTCGATCCTACTTACACATTACATATTGATGGTTCCGTAAATATCGAAGGAAGCACAGATGCTGGTAACAGAGTTCTCTATGCTAACGGTGAGAAGCAGTGGTTGGATAAGTGGGGTGTATTCAAAGCAAATAGAAACTTTGTTTCGGAAAACGTCACCATTCCAGCAAACGTCAATTGCGTAACCGCTGGACCAATCACTATAAATAATGGCGTAACTGTTACTATCAACAGTGGTGGTAACTGGGCGATTGTATAAAAAATTATGGCTGGTATTCTAAAGGTAGATCAGATCCAAAACACCGCTGGTGTCAATATTATGGATCTGCAAAATGGTAACATGAGAATGTGGAATGGGAGTTCTTATGAAGAATTCAAAGTTCCTGGAGCATTGATTAGTATAAACGTCTATACATCACAAGACGGAAACTGGAATAGTAAATCAACTTCTGGTGGTTCTGGAACATGGACTAAACCAGCAGGTTGCAGTCACGTTTTAGTTTATGTTACTGGTGGTGGCGGTGGTGCTCGCATCAACGATAACTCCTATAGAGGAGCTGGCGGTGGTGGTGGAGCTACTGCTATCAAATATATCGATGTCTCTGGTGTAAGCAGCGTTTCATATACTTATGGTGAAGGTGGCGCATACGTTAGAAATGGCGGTAGGGGAGCAACTGGAGGAACTAGTTCTTTCGGATCATATTGTTCTGCATCTGGTGGTCAAGGAGGTCAAACAGATGTCCCCCACCAAGGAGGACCAGGAGGATCTGCTAGTGGTGGTGACATCAATATTCCTGGCGGTGGTGGAGAAATGGCACACGACTCCAATAGAGAAGGCGGCGGTGGCATGAGTTTCTGGCATAAAGCTGGATCATCACACCATTATTATAATCAACAAGAAGAAGTTACTCACGGTCAGTGGGGATCTGGTGGTGGTTATGGTTACTATTCGCAAAATGATTTTGCATATAATAACTCAAATGGTGGTGCTGGTTGCGTGATTGTTTGGAATTATACCTAAGGAGAATTATGTATCAATCATTAGTAGATAAAAGAAACGGAAGAGTTCTTCAGTTTGTAAAAGGTGGATCAGAAGCAAGATTTGAAGTTCATGAAAACTTCACTTGGGTAGATGGTCCATATGAAATCGAGAGAGGAAAAGATACCTCAGATTATTGGTATTATGAAAATGATAGAGAAGTTAGATTAGTACCAGTAAAACCACCATCATATGATCTGAGTAGAAGATTAGAATATAAGGGTATTCAAGATCAACTTGATATGTTGTACCATGATATGAATAATGGTCTGATTCCAGGAAAAGAAACTTCAACTTGGTTTGCTCATGTGAGCTCTGTCAAGGAACAGTATCCAAAACCATAAATAGAATTATAGAAAAGTAGTGTAACCATGTCTCAATTAACAGTTGGAACAGTTGTTACTGGAAATGCAAGTCTGACTACACAAGGTCTAAAGCTTCCATCCTTCAGCAACGCAGGAAGACCAGCAACACCAAATATCGGTCAGTTGATTTATAACACCGATGAAGGTAAAGCTCAAATTTGGAATGGAACTGAGTGGGATGAAGTTGGTGGTGGTATTCCAGAACCTCTAGATGCTACCAGAGGTGCTTATCTAGTATCTGATGGAGCTAATGGAGTTTTCTGGGCATATCCAGGGACAACAGTTGCGTCTGCTCCTCTAACTGGATTTAGATACAGAAGTATCATTACCCATGGTTATCTACTTGCTGGTTACAAAGGATCACAACCTTGGAAAACTGTAAATAAAACTTGGCATCCAACTGACATTACTTTCTATTGCGGTGAGCAATTAGACAGAGCAGGATCTTACATGGACTGCTGCTGGAGTGATTACAACGGTTATGCCTACGGAACTGTTGATTCTTTCACTGGAAACTCTTCCCACACATCTTCAATCAATTTACATAGTGGTGTAAAGAGACAACAAGGAGATGGAACATATCAACCATCCAACTATGGTTTTGATGGTGATGATCCAAGAGGTGTGATGGGATATAACGTTGCTGGTGGTTGGGATATGCCAGTTGGACGTGACTATCACGCAGGTGCTACAGCTCAAGTTCAGCAGCATGGGTACAACCTTGGTGGTGGAAGTTCAACGGTAGGTAAGCATCATTTCCCAACGGAAATTATGTATTCTACTAATTCATCTCCTGGTGGTGGAAACTGTGCGGCATGTGGTGATGAGGTTTATTCGTGGGCTTCAATGTCTGGCAACAGAGCATATATTAATAATTCCAATGATAGCTGGGCTGGATGGTCTTCAAACGCTGCTCCTGATGGTATTTGCAAATTCTTACCTTCCAAGTGGGGTCATTTTTATGCTGGAACTGGAAATAACGTCACTTCACCATGGACTAAATACAGCGGAAGTAGTGGTGCTGGTCTAGTGAATGGAACTAAGGTTCGTGCTTATGGTGAAGAAAATTTCGAGATGGGTCAAGATTGGGGATACCTAATGGGTCAATATGATGGTCAGCAAAATAATCACACAACAAAGTGGAATTATAGCACGGATGTCGAAACAAATATGGGTGCTGCTACTAGACCAAAAGGACATTATGGACAATCATCAGGTGGATGTTGTTCTGCCGCAGCTACCGTAACAGCACAGAGAGCACAATAATGAGATACCTAATTATCAACGAAAAGGAAATTAGACAAGAGCAGTTTGTCAATATGTCTGCTACTGGCGATACCCGCCTTCATTATAATGAAATGTTTTCTCTCATGCATTTCTCATGTGTTGAGGTAAGTGAAACAATCTTCCAAGTAATTTACAAAGAGTGGCAACACAAATACAAAGAAATTAGCAGAGAGCAGGCAGTAAATGGATCCAACTTCTTCTCTGAAGTTAGACCATATGGAAAGGTTTTAGCAACAACAACACAGCAAGGTTTTGCATATACACCAGCAAATCCTGGTCTGAAGGTTCAGGTAGAAATTACTGATGCTATCAGAAAAGAAATCGTAGATTTCATGTGTATCTTTGCAAAAGAAATCATCGAAGATGAGTATAATACTCGTTTTAGAGTTCTCAAAGATACCACTGATCTAGAACAAGCATCGTGGGAAATTCAAAAGCACGAAGCAAGAGAGTGGCTCACATACAGAGGAGGAGATGGACACAGAACTCCTTTCTTAGATTATCTAGCAGTTGAAAGAGAATTAGACAAAGATTTTCTAGCAAATAAAATTCTAGAGAAGTCTGAAGAATATGAGGATAGATTATCAACCATGTTGGTTGAATATCAAAAACTACTCAAGAAATTTGAATCTTGCGAAACCGTATGGGACCTAAATATCCTATATGAAGATTATCTTGGAATTATTATGCCAACCAGTCAAGCAATTGAACTCGGCAGAACTATTTCCGCAGATAATTGGGACAGAAAACCAGAGTATGAGGTAGATGCGTATGTCTTTAAGTTCTGAATTTATCAATGATGTAAGAGCGATAGTTTCATCAAATACTGGAGATATCAAATTATCAAAAAGTTTTGTTGATGAGTTTGGTCTCACTGATAAAGATATGGCAGCTTTAGAAGCTAGCCTTCATTTCAACAGTGGGATGACGGAATATCAGTGCAAGCATTTTGTTGCTGATAGTCAATTGACTCCATGGAGAAAGGTTAGACAATCTTTCATGGAATTGGAAACAAGATATCATGCTTATATTGAAGTAAGAAATAGCCTCAGAAAAGCAGAGATTCTCAGAAAAAAATTTGAGAAATCTATTGAGATGGCATGTGATGAATTAGACAGAGAACTTATCATTATTGATAAAGAGAAAAATGATTATGATATTACTATCTGGAAAAGAAAGATTCGTCAAGCAGAATTAGAAATCAAATATTTCCTAGACATTGTAGATAAGTATGTTGATGAAGATCATCCTCTAGAATACTTCATGGAAGAGCAAGAGGATGAGGAAAGAGTATATTGGATTGCTCGCATGGGTAAGCAAGCAGCAATGGATATTGTTTCTTACGGTCGCATCGGATCTGGCAACATGACATCGATTATGGATATGCCAGAGGAAGATCAAGTAAAAACTTTAGAAGTTGCCGTTCAGTATTCTGCAATGATTGGTGGTGGAATTGATAAACTCAATAAAATTATGGCACCGCAGATTCAAAATCAAATGCAAGCTGCTGGAATTCATTTGCCAAAATTGGAGCAGCATAAATATACAGGACAGTTGAAGTTGGAAGGAGATAACAAATGAGGCATCTAGAATTGCTTCCTATTATCCACTATACGATTTACGAAAGATTTGATCTCGAAGATAAGAACAAAGATCTAGATCGAGTGGCGTTAGAAAAATTATGCGAAAAGCATAAACCTCTAATCAGCATCAATGATTATGCATTTATTACTAAAGTGGTAGAAGAGTATGGTGAAACAATTCTCGATCCCGATCAATACAAAGCTGAATGAGGACTTTGTAGAAAATACATTTATTCCTTTTCTAAATCAATATAAAGATTATATTTACGATCTGTATTTTACATGTCGTATGCCACCTTTCGTACAAGATGCGATGGGTGATACAATTGATGGCGATATCAGAGAGACGACATATAATGCTCTCTATATCTCAGAAAAAACTGGCATTCCATTGTCTGCCACATTCAATAATATCCAGGTAATTCCAAACCAGGAAAACCTGGATATTTTTATTATGAATTTTAGACCTCTATATGAGGCTGGAGTTCGTATTGTCACTATCCCACATACATCATGGGTAATGACAGGGCAGATTCAAAAGGAATTTCCAGAACTGTTTATAAAGAACACTATTCTCAGAGAGGTTACAAGACCAAATGAAATAGTGTCTTTAGCAAAGGCAGGTTTTCATTATATCAATCTAGATCGTGATCTCATGAGAGACCGCGATCAACTCAATAGGATTATGGAAGCAAAGGAATACTGTGCTTCTATTGGAAAACCAGTGAAGATTTCTTTGCTAGCAAATGAATGGTGCTGGGGTGGGTGTCCTATCATGCCAGAGCACTATCATTATAACATGACTAGAAGACCAGAGAACCCTCAGTATTTTCATTCTGATATTAGTAGGATCTCTTGTTCTTCGTGGGATGAGTATGATCCTGCAACTGCATTGAAAGCAGCAACACTTCCACCATGGAAAAAAGATTGGGAAGAATTTCTTGATCTTGGTATTGATGTTTTTAAAATGCATGGCAGAGAAAATGCCATGCGTTTGATGGAAACCATGGATATCGTGAAGCGTTGGGATGCTAACGAAGAATTGCTTTATCCACAATTCAACGACTATATCCAAGATGTGACATTG